TTGAGCCACTGCAGCACATAGGCCTTTTTCTTCTCACCCAGGCCAGTGCCGGTGAAGATCTGCTCCGCAGCCTTGACAGCGATAGTCACCAAAGACTGGAGCTTGGCCTGCTGGGAAAGGGTGGTCTTGGAGCGGATGTAGGGAATGACAAAGGCGGTGATGAGTGCAAGCACCAAAGCGATCACAGCCTCAGCAATAGGGGTCATATCAAACATTTTGTGTATCCTCCGTTTCTTGTGTGGCAGTCAAAGTCTGCCGCTCAGCTTGTCTATCCTGGAGCGTCCATCTGCGATCCTGCCGGCGCTCCTTTGTAACCTTGATCCAGCCCATAACGCCGCACTCACCGCCCAGGCAGGCGAAAACACAAGTGCAAAGGGTGTCCGGGATCGTGCCGTATTCTCTGAAAACCTTAATCATTTCCACGGTGAAAAGGATAAGCAGAATTGCGACAAGAATAAGGATCAGGTTCATGGTGCCAATAGGCTTGCGGGTGGTTTTCTTTGGGGTAGAGGCTCTGCGGGTTCTTCTCCTGCGTTCTTGGTATCTTCCTTGCATGATGGGGTTTGCCTCCTGTTACAAAAAATCATGCTCTGTCAAGCACTTCTGGTAGATGCTCTCGATGTGCTGGACAGTCATCACAGTCATTTCATTCTGAAAATCCGGGTGTTCCTTGCAATAGATCTTGTAGTTAGAAATATCGGCCAGGATATGATCGAAATACTCTTTACTGTGATGTACGCCCTGGTAAACTTCGTCACCAAAGCGTAGGATGCGGTTGCGGGCGGCCTTGGCTTCGCTTTCCCGATATTCAGCCCGGAGATCTCCAACATCCTGTTTTACCCCGCCCACATCCTTTTCCAGCTTCGATACTTGCTTGCTGAGATCAGATGTAAGCGCTCTGCCGATCCAGCCGATCAGCGCAGACCACGGGTTAATTTTGATTTTGGAAACTTCAATCAGGGATAGCAGGACAAACACGCCTACGGCCCCGCCGCTAAGGATTTCCGTCAATGTCAATAGCTTCACCTCCTCCCCTCGCGTATTCGGTGAAGATGGCATTTAGCTTGCGGCGCAGGCCGTAACTGTCACAATGCTGGAGAACGCCGCGGTAAGAGGCTACCACTCGGTAGAACTCCATCTTTGACATTTCGCCGGCTGCGATCAGCTCACTCATGCGCTTCACATTGCGAATGATCCTACGGGCCGTCTGCTTCTTGAGCTTGCGATGGGTGGCCCACATGTGATAGCCTACAAAATCCACGCCCAGGGAGATAGGCCGGATCGTGGTCTTTTGGTTCAGGTCAAGGTGGAGGTTGTCCCGTAGGAACGCCTCCAAATCTTCCTTGATAGCACCCAGGGCCTTTTTGTCATCGGAAAGAATGACGATATCATCCATATAGCGGATGTAATAATGCAGGCGCAGGGTGTGCTTGCAGTATTGGTCAAGCTCATTCAGATACAGATTGGCAAAAAGTTGGGATGTGAGATTGCCAATCGGCATACCCACATCCCATAACCACATATCCTCGGTGCATTGCTCAGGGGAGTAACCAGCGGGTAGGCCGAACCGCTGATCCTCACAGTTAATAATCGTTTCCAGTAACCACATCAGCCGCTGATCTTTGATCCTCCGGCTCAGGATCTCCAGCAGCACCGCATGATCCACGCGGTAGAAATACTTGGAGATATCCAGTTTGAGGTAGTACCACTTTTCGGGCTTGCGGCTCACTTGCCGTAGCCAGTATTGCAGGCGATCAGCGGCCTTGTGGCTGCCTTTGTTTTGCCGGCAAGCGTAGCTATCCTCAATAAACTGCCGATCATAGAACGGGTACAGCTTGCGATATATCGCCCACTGCACGATGCGATCCCGGTACTGCAACGCCATAACTAGGCGTAGCTTTGGTTCACGGACATAGAATACTCTGTACCGCCCTACTGCGTAAGACTGCCAAAGCAGGTCATTTTCCAGACCAATGAGGTTTTCTTCCAGGTTGTCACTAAACTTCAACACATCATCCCGATACCGCTTGCCGCGTCTTGCTTTGAGGTGGGACTGATACAGAGAATCGAACTCGCAGATTTCCTCATAGCAATTATCCAGCACTTGCAATTCAGGCGCTGTGTTCTGGCTGTTTTCACTCATGGTATATTCCTCCTCGCCGTGTGTGGCGTTTCCACCTCCACGGCAATGTAATCTTTTCCCTCAGCCCGTCCCGGCCTCGGGACGGAAGCAGGCCCCTTTGGTGCTTGCTTTGCGCGGATGCTCCTTGGAGCGCCCGCTAAAATATCGTCCGGCAAGCAGCAGAGCGGAGCGGAACCCGATGTTCGTGTTGGAATTGGAGCGCGCATTGTTGAGGTTCGTGTAGAACACACCCGCATTCGCACCGTTGTTCCAGTTGCCGCCGCGAATCGGGACACGCAAGGTTCGGCCTACTCCCCATAGAAAAAGATCATTTTGCGACCTTTAATAGGCCACCTATGATCTTGCCGATTTCATTCAGCAGAACGCTCCAATTTTTGTACTTCTTTGGAGGGAGGGGCGGCTGCACCGTCACAAAGATGGTATTGCCGGCCTCATCCTTGAGGATGCGCCCGTTTTTGTTCCGCTTCGGAACTTGCTCATTGTAGAAGTCTTTGTCCTGGGCCTTGCGGATTAAGTGCCGCAGAACATCCAACTCCGCATCCAGATCCTGCAGGGTGGTTTTCTTGTAGTACCGTTTCTCTATGATGACCGAAAGCCGGAACATGGTAAGCATTGACTGCTTGATCTCATCGGCAAGCCGCCGATCCCTCCACGAAAAAGGCGCAATCGCCTTATCTCCGTATTTCATCATGTCATAGATTTTTTCTTTGAGAATAAACGGCGCAGTTGACCTGCCTGCAAGCTGTTCAGCTTGTGTATCATCCATGTTGCTATCCTCCGTTTGCTTTCAAAAATCAAAGGCGGGCTATCGCCCGCCTTGTCAGTTATTCAGTTTTCAGTTTACAGTTTGCCATAAAAAGCGGAGCGGAACCCGATGCTCGTGCGGGAATTGGAGCGCGCATTGCTGAGGTTCGTGTAGAACACACCCGCATACGCACCGTTGCTCCAGTAGCCGCCGCGAATCGGGACACGCTCCGCGGCCCCGTTGTTCAGGTAGAAATAATCGCTTTCATAGCCGTCTGCATCAGCAGGGAACAGGGCCAGCTCCTTGAGGATCTGCGGAGCTGCGATGCCGTCCGCAACCGTCATACCCTGGAAGCTACCGCCTCTGCTGCTATCCTCCTGAGAGGTAATAGCTGTGCAAAGCGTGACCTTGCCGCCCACGATATCATACTTGAGGGTGCCATCGGTGCCAGGGGCAACCAGGGAGCCATCCGGCATGATCGCTTTCCACTCTGCACTTGCTGCGCCCATAGAACAGGTGGACTTCATGCAGTCTGCGTAGGGAATGATCTGAATTTCACCGGCAGCCAGACGCATACCAGCCTGCCATTCCCAAACATTACCGTTCAGATCAGCAATGCCGGCGGGCGTGTGGTCATGGTACCAGGTAGCAGGGCCGGAGCCGGTTGCCACTCTGCCCACTTTGCCATCGGTATAGTAGGTGGGTACGCCTCTTTCGTGGGGGTACGCATGATCCGCGCCGTAGTTGTTATTGCCGTGGGGCATGGTGCCATTCTTCTTGCACCACAGAGCGATTGCGCCCCACAGTGCTGCAGGGGTCAGGCCCCAACCCTCACCCTTGGCGCGGCAAGCTGCCAGTGCGGTATCAAAGGTGATGGAAGCCTTGGGATCCTGCATGGGCAGGCTGTAGGCGCGGCTGTTCACCACGATATTCTGATACTTGGAGATCGCCACCTTTGCCTGTTCTGCATTGTCCAGCATAAAGGCGGGGTGTACGGTCTGCGTTGCGCCGGTGATAACATCACTGGACAGCATCTTGGGGAGGATCACCATAATGGAGGGCATCCCCAGGTCATCGAAAACAACGGTATTCTTACCGCCGGACAGGGCCTCAACGGCCAGTTTCATATCATCAAACATGGTTTACTCCTCCAGTCCCCAAAGGGAAATTGTACAGTTGTCAATGTCGAAAGGAACAGGGGTACGCTTCGTGGTGGTCTGCTTGCCACCCTCTGCGTCCATGCCCTCCGCTTCGACTTCCTCCTCGATGTACTGACGGGCAGGGATCTCCACCTGGGCAACATAGCGCTGGCCGTCAGTTGTGCCCATGGTCAGCATACCGTTGTGGTCAGAAAAGACTTCCACCAAAACGGGGTCATCCATTTCCCGGTTTTTCAGGTTAATGGACAGATCCTCATCGCCAAAAATAATGCTCTTGGCGGTGGTTTCGTAGGCGATATGCGGGCCGGGGGTTACAATGATTTCTTTCATCTGTGCTTTTCCTCCATTCTTCTGAGATTGTTGTAGGCCTCACGGGACCGGGCAGCGATGCACTCTGCCTGTTCGCGTCCGGCCTTATCATCGGGCCTTACGCCAAAGGAACGCATCACGCGGGCTTCGTGTGCCTTTTGTTCATCGGATTTGACAATGATCGCAGCCATAATCAAATACCTCCTTGAATGTAGAGCTTTAAGGTTGCGTTGGTAGCGGAGCCGCTGTACTGGATCTTAAAACCGTTCAGCATCTTATCAGAGATCTTGATATCTCCGACAAAGCCACCGGCAACCGTCTGGACTTCCACAATAACGGTGTAGTCCTTATTGTTGCGGACAGCGGCAGAGGGAAATGCAACGGTTTTCTGGCTATTGTTGAACGGGTACTTTTGGCTGTTGGTGAGATCTACCGTGAGGACGATACCCTCCAAAGCCTCAGCCTTATCCATAGCCTTGCGAACCATCGCAGCGGTTTCAAGCGCAGTACCGGCAGCGCCGAAAATGCCGGCTTCCATGCGGTTGAAATTCTCCGCGCTCAGGTTGGTGCCTTGCTGGATCACCTTGCCTACCCTTGTCAGGGTGATGGTGCCATCGGCATTTTCCGTCACCTTGTAGGTGTGGGCAGGATCAACAGCATGATCTTTCCACAAAACATACTGATACATAGTGCGTCACCTCCTTTTGGCGCTTATTTAACCACTTCGTACAACGGAAACTCCCACAGCGTTACCACGCCCTGCGTTGCAGACTTGACGATGTTCTCAGTGATCTCACCGGCAACATCGCCGTCCACATCGAGCAGGCGCACTTTGGTAATGTTGAGGGCCGCGCTGTCTGTGGTTTGCGTTGTGAGAGTGATCGCGGTTCCGTTTACGCCCTTGCTGGTGATCGTGGCATCGTACCACACACCATCGGCGTAATACTGCATCTTCACGATCCGGCGCAGCCATTCCTTGCGGATCTTCGTAAGGAATGTTTCTTTCCAAAATGCCATCAGGTTTCCTCCTTACCCGGCGAAAAGGTCATCGCCGCAGAAATGATAATCAGCGCCATAGCTGGAGACTGTGGCTCCCGCTTCGGCGCTGGCTTGGTTAATATCACCGATCTTTGCAACATCAGGGATCGTGCCTGTGATGGGGTAATCGGCCAGGTAATGTCTGCGCTCAGGCACCTCCACGCAACAGGGGATCCGATAGGTCATCATCGCCTGATAAACCAGGTGGGCCGGGATCTTCTTAGAAAGCAGCGTCAGAATGTCGATTATGTAAATAGTCTGTTCTGCGCCGCGTTCAAAGCGGATCTCCAGCCGGTTGTTTCCGGCCTCATCGTAAGGCTCAAAGACGATCTCCGTATCTGCGCCGGTGTAGGAGGTAATCATGGCGGCCAGCACGGATGCAGACAGTTTACCGTTACCAACGCGGCAGGCTTTTAGCATCCGGCGGCGATCTTCCAGGGAGCGCTCCTTTACAAGATTGACCCGGTAAAACTTCTCCAGGCGCGTGATGGTTTCCTCATCGGCGGTGTCAATAAGCGTGTTGTTCAAAACGCGCTCGATGCTGTCCTCCATGCCGTCCGCAAGATCACCGTAGGCCCGCAGGATTGCGTCCATTTCAAAAACATTGCGGTAAAACTTGGGGTAGTAGGTAATCAGCTCATCGTAGTTACAGGCAAAGCCGTTATCATACAACATTCAGGTTCACCTCCTGCAGCACCGGGACAAAATCCACACCAGGAGCGATATTGGCCGTATCGCCATTGATTTTTAGATTTTGGTAGTCAAGGATGCTGGGCAGGCCGCTCAGAACCGCGCCGATAGCAGAGATACGGACGATAACCTCCGATGGATCGGTAGCCTCCATCACAAGGTTTTTCAGGTACTCCTCCACCGCTTCCATCACCTCATCATGGGCGCTGTCTGCGGTGGCCTCATGCCGCAACTCTGCATCAAAAGAAACGCTCAAAGGCACCTCTTTTGCAGATGCCGCCGTGAAGTGTGCGCCCAAATTGGCTGCACCCTCACCCAGGCCGTCACCCACCACATAAACCACGCCGTCAACCTCTGTGGTATAGCCGCGGGTAGCAGGATCCACATAGGCCTGTACCTTGGAAACGGTTGCAGGGCCGCAGGGTTTACCCTCCGGGGAGATCAGTACACCCTTAACGGTGTTGGGGCCGTTCCAAAGGGAAATGATACGGGCCATGCCTACACCGTCCTGGCTCTCGCACCAGGTTTTGTAGTGCTGATTGTTTCCGTTTTCAGCGGGGCCGCTGGCCTTTTCCTGCATCCTTGCCCGGAGGCTTTCGTCATCCTCCGGGTCTGTGCCGTATTCAAGGGCCTCCCCGAATGTGGCAGCCTCCAGGCCGGCAATATTGTTGACCGGGATCGCCGCGGTGCCGGCGTAAACCTCGTTGTAGGATGTGCCGCTTACCTCCGCTTCCAGGAAATATCCCATTTCCTCGGTATGCTTCAGCGTGAAATACAGGCCGTCCGAAAAGAACCGCTCCCCAACCGCAGGCTGTACGCCCTGGAACTCTACGCTATATCGCGCAGGGGTGGCAGCGTGGCGCGTAACGCCATCTTCTCCGGCTTTTCCATCCAGCCATACATCCGTAGCGGTATCTGCTTGGGATTGGCTCAGCACATAATCAAGGTCAGTGTAGAGCTTTGCGATCTTCACAAGGATGCCGGACACAGCATCGAAAAAGATACTGCCCTGCCTGGTATCAATACCTTTGGGGGCATTGTCCAGCACATCTTCCAGCATAGCTTCATAGGTCATTGCTTCAAACATTGGTTATCACCTCCTCGACTTCAATTTCTCCGTAGATGGTATCCGCGCGGAAAAAGATATGGGCGGCATCGCCCTCAAAGCGGAAAGAGAAGTCCCGGACTTCCAGGATCCGGGTGTCGGGTTTTAAGCAGTCCCGGACAAAACCCTCTGTTGCCGCTTCGATGTACTCAGGCGTGGCATCCTTTGCGATGATCGCCTCCTCAATCTCGCTGCCGTACTGATTGTCATAAATAAGGCAACGGAAACGGGGGGTAATAATCGCTTTATGGATAGCCTGTTCGACTGCTGCCAGCCCGTCAACTTTTCCCACGATGCGTCCAGCTTCCAGATCAAGGCGATAGGTCAAGGATGGCTTTTCTTGTGCCTCCTCTACGGTGGCAAATGCCAGGGGAATAAATACTTGATTTTCCATGATCTCACACCCTATCTAGTACATAGTATTTTTTGCCGCCCTGGAGGGCCAAAAGGTGAACCTTATCTCCAGTGCGTAGTGCGTTGTGGATCGTCACAGTCCCGGAAAGGGTGAACGAATCCAAATTGTGCTTGTGGCTGGGATCTCCGGCCCACTTCGTTGGGATTGCAGTGGAACGGGCTGCGTCATAGCCCAAGGTGCAACCCGCCGTGTAGTTGGTCAGGTGCTTAGGGACTATGGCGCTGGTAGCCGTGATAATCAGTTTGCTATCGTTGGTAGCCTGGATCTTGAGGGGATTTGTGGAAATGACCGTACCCTGCAGCATTTCAGAATCCACCAGGGCCGCGCCCTGGAACATAGCCTTGAGGCTGGTGTAATGCTGTTGGGTGCCGCCGCCGGAGCCGGACGAATACTCATCCTTGATATCCGTTGCGTAGGTCAGTTTCAGGCTCATGGTGTGCTTATTGCCTTGGAATGTGTGGGTATCCTGATCGACATAGAATGTGCGGGACAGGCCCAGGTGGGGAATGACAATAAACACGCCGATGCCGGAAATAACATCCGGCAAACCCAGGGCATCCACAGACAGCACACGGGAGGGGGTGCTGATCTCATCCATGATGCTTTTGCACAGCTCCCGGATCTGCGCGTCCGTGAGGGTTTCGTCCAGGGTTTCTACCTCCTGCATAATGCCGATCTTGCTTTCAAGGTCAGCGTTCCGGCTTTCAGCCAGTACGGTTCCCTCATCAGACAAAAGGCGCAGGCGGGTTCTCACATCCTCGATAGACTTTTCATAGGAGTAGGAGGTCAGGTTCTGCCCGACCTCCAACACCCATTGCAAAAGGTTTTCGCGGCGGGTTATCAGGCTCAGCTCACCTTTGCTGGAGGTCACATAATGCCGGATGCCGGTAGCATCATACTCCAGGCTGAGGGCATCACAGATCGCGTCAAAGCCGGAGGTTTTCTTTTTGGTCAACTCCGGGATGCGGTAATGTGTCGCAGCAACAGTACCGATCTTGAAATTGAACCGGGCGCAAACATCCCGGAAGATCTCGGAAGCCGTCTTATCCGTATAGCAGAATGTGTCCTTGTTGTTGGCAAGGTAGATCCCGCAGTCATAGGCAGTAAAGGACATGATCTTATCGTGCTTCTGTGCGGTTTTCATAACGGTTCCCCGGAAGATCTCCTTGCCGTCATAGTTAAGCAGGCATTGATAGCCCTTTTCAACATCAATCCCGGAACGGGCATGCTGGTACCCGTCATCGTCCAGGATCCTTGCTACCAGGCTCCGGGCAGAGCTGCCCTTGCGCCCTTTCCATGTGATCTTTTCAACTAGGGATGTAATATCGTGTGCGGTACCGGCGGCGCTAACGATAATCAGTGTGTATTTGCTCATCGCAGCGCCTCCTTACGCATCAGGAATTGTCAGCACCTGGCCTGTGTAAATCAGGTTCGGGTTTTTGATCTTATCCTTGTTGGCGTTATAGATCTTCATGTATTTAGCGCCGTTGCCGTAGAACTTCTTTGCGATGTTCCACAGGCAATCGCCGCGCTTGACGGTGTAGGTCTTGGGGGTGACGGTGTTATCCACGCGGGGCGGGGCCGGTTTCGGCACCTCAGCCTTGGGCGGTTCTGTCGGGGTCTTGGGGATCGTGACCTTTACCTGACGGATCGTGGTAGCCCGGTACTCCTTGAGCTTCAAAGAATACTCATAGGTACCTACATCGCCGCCGCTCTCGGAGTGGGGGAAGTCCTCAATGGTGCAGTACATATCAACGCCGCACTGGGTAGCAATCAGGTGTACGGGCTTGTCGCTGGCCTGCCACGCCTTGATTTTCTTGATAATGGAAATAGGCGCGGTAGGGTTGCGGGTCTTGCAGCCCGGAAAATAGGTGGCAGGAAAAAAGCTGGAGAAATTGATCTGCAGAGCGGGCCGGCCCTGCATGATCGTAATTTCTCCTAGGCCTACAATGTCCACGCTATCGTGATTGGAGCCACATTTCACGCTGAATGTACTAGGGTTGACGGGAAGCATCAGCTTTTCCTTTTCCCCGTTGGCTGTCAGCCAGATTTGGTAATCAGTAGTCATAGCTGCTATCTCCCTCCTCAAAGACTTCCTCCTGCACGATACTCAGCAGTACCGGCTTGAGGTTGGTGTACATCAGCTCCACGATCTCATCCTTGGAGGCTCCAGCACCGGCGGCAATGGAGCCGCTGCCGGCGATCTCAAGGCGAATGATCTTTTCCTGGGTCTGATTATTCCCGGTGCCGGAACTCTGTTCCTGCGTTGTCTGCGGGGCGCTCAGTACGCCTCCAGCTTCAACAATACCGCGGGTATTTGCATACCGGGAAAGGGCCGTGACAAACTCATCCGCAAAGGAGACAGAGGTAATACCGTTCATGCCGTTTACAGCCTCAATAATGCGGTCTGTTTCGGTAGTGGGGAATACGGTTGCGCCCTCATGTCCGACAATCAGCTCAGGGCCTTCCTCACCGGCCATGAATACATCCTCTGCATAGGTGGTGCCGTCAGCGTGACCAGGCACGGAGCCGTTTACGCCAACATTGATTGTGGTGTTTGCGGATCTTAGGGCAGCAGAAACAGCGTTTGCGACTTGCTGAGCGGCGCTGACCGCAGAAGTTTTGCTTGCCAGAATAGCATCCGCATAGGCCTGGATCGTGGCCTTAGCCGCAGCGTCTGCCTCTGTGTCAAGGTTCAGCTTCGTAACGGTATCATTCATTTTTTCCGTGAGCCTGTCCATTTCGCTGCTAAAGTTAGTTACCCAGTCAGCGGTAGTGTTGGCAATCTCCTCCCGCTTAGCGGAAACATCGGCCATGGTGTTTGCAAGGTCTGTGATGGCTTCGGTGTTGCCCTCCTCCACGCTCTTGACCATGCTTGCGGCAAGGCCGGCGGCTTCTGCGCTGCCGTCCTGGACATAAGCCATCATCGCGTCATAGTTTTCCTGGGTGATGCCCAACTGTTCCGCGGTGAGGTTTTTGAGCGTTTCGATATTTGCGGCATAGGTGTTCCAGTATTCGAGCTGGGAATTAAGGGCCTCCTGCGCGTTCTCCACAGTGGAATTCATGTACTCCTCAGACTTGGTAGAGGCTTCATCAAAGAGGCCGAACTGCCCCTCATAGCTTTCCAGCGCTGCGTTGTACACCTCGCCGTATGCCTCGACCAGCTTTTCCATGTCCTCCTTGACAGTGGCGAAAGCAGCGGTAGCCGCATCCTCCCAGGAGATCGTTGCCTCCTCATTCTCCTCCATGGCATCGGAGGCGATGCCCCATTCTTCCTCGATCTCGCGCATGCGGGCCGTGGTGTCATCAAGGGCAGCCTGCAAACCGTTCTGATGTTCGGTGAGGCTGTCAAGTTTTCCCTTTGCTTCGTCCCACGCTCCAGCACTGCCGGTAAACAGGGCCATCATAGCGCCGTAATCGCCCCACTTATTGAGATCGTTTTGATAGTCTGCATTTGCAGCATTGAAACGCTTTTGAGCTGCGGTCACTTCATCGGTTGCAGCGGCAAGTTGTTCTTCCTCCGTGGCCTGCTGCTGGATCAGTTGCACATACTCATCGTACATTTCCTGCTGGCGGGCGCGTTCAGCTTCGGCCTTTGCCATTTCCTTGATATTGGCGATCACGCCATCCTGATTGAGGATCAGGTCGGAATAGGTCAAATTCAAACCATCAACGGAGCCGTTCAGCTCATCAATGATTGCCTGCATAGCACCTTGAGAATCAGCGGATTTGTATGTACCGTCCGCAAGATCACTCAGCTTTTGAATAAGGGCAAATGTGGAAGCTTCGCTGTTATCAAGGGATTTGTTGTTCTCCTCGAAACTGGATACCATGTCAGTATGTGCATCGATCACATCCTGGCACTCTGCAGCAAATTCCTCAATGGTCTGCCGGTTCGCCTCAAAAGATGCGCTCAGCTCATCCACCTGGTACTTGAGCCGGGACGCTTCCTCGGAGGTTTCACCATAAGTGGCGCAGGCATCCTCATAGGCGGCCTGCATATCCTGCAGCTCATAGTATTGCTCCCTGGTAGCAGCGGTCATGTCGGCGGTTTCATCCTCAGCCTTTTCCCACATAAGGGCCAGGGCTGTGCCTGCTGCAACAACGCCGGACAGGGCAAGAGATACCCAACCGATGGGGCCTAGTGCTGTGTTGAGCGCGGTGCCAAAGGACACCAGGGCCGGGATCGCGGAAGATGTAGCAAAGGCTACGCCGGCAATACCAACCACCACAACGCCCAGGCCTACACCAACAGCGGTGATCGCTTTTGCAACGCCGGGGTGTTCCTGCAGATAGTCACCGGCGCTCTTTGCAAACCCTGCAAGGGTTTCAGAGGCGCTGGTAATGGCCGGGGACACAGCATTGGAAAACGCCGTTTCCAGAGAATTTCCGGCCTCTGTCCATTGATCCTTAAGAGATTTGGCATCGTCAGTCACAACGCTCAGCGCATCGTGCATTTTGATGGTGCCGCCCTCCACATTCCCCAGGACGGGGAGAATGTTTGCTTCCAGATCCTCATACATGGTGCCGAACAGGGCAACGGCTGCCGTGTTCTTTGCCATGGGATCATCCAGGCTGTTCAGCGCATTAACAACGGTGAAAAAGGCCTCGCTTGCCGTATCTCCACCCGCTGCAAACTTGGCGGCCATTTCCTCTGCATCAAGGCCCAGCATTTCAAAGGCCTGCGCGCTGGTTTCGCTGCCGTCTTTGGCTCGGATGTTGAATTCCTTAACAGCGTCACCAACTTTGTCCACAGAGAATACGCCGGCCTCTGCGCCGTCAATCAGACTGGACATAAATTCCTCTGCAGATAAGCCCAGGGCAGAATAGTGAGCGGAGTATTCATTCAGAACATCCAAAAGATCTCCGTTCTTATCCGCGCCGCTCTGCGCGCCAATGGTGATGAGGTTGTAGGCCTCCTCGGCGGTTAGGCCAAAGTTTTTCATCAAGGAACTGGCGGTTCTCGCAGATTGGGACACTTCATAACCCAGGGTATCTTCCAGGGCAAGGCCGTACTGCGTGGCGCGTTCCAGCTCCTCGCCCACAAGCCCGGTAGCCTTTTTAACAGAGGACATAGACGCGGCAACCTGATCCAGGCTCTCCGCGTGGGAGGAAGAAAACACCCGCTCAGCACTAGCCATCAGTGCGTCCAGCTCATCGCCGGTTGCGCCGGTGGATGCTACGATGGTTTTCTTTGCCTCGGAGAAAGAATCCGCAAGCTCATAGACAGCCTCCGCAGTTTCTTTCACCATGACGGTAATGCCGGCAGCGGCCAGGGCCTCAGCAATGCCCTCAACCGCATCCTTGCCGGACTTCTCAGCTTCCTCAGCAGCCTCAGCGCCCTCCTCGGTGGCTTTTGCAAGCTCATCCGTTGCGTTGGCTGCCTTTTCGTTAGCAGCGGCCAGGGCCTCGGCAGCATGGCCGGCCCGCTCAGCGGCGGCCTCCAGCTCCCTAGTGTCCTGAGTGCCAGAATCCATAACGCGGTTATAGTGTTCTGTGGCCTGCTGCGCCTCATCCATGGCGGCAGCTAACTCCTCCATGGCGCTTTCCGCGTTTTCGCTTGCGCGGGTGAGGTTCTGCTGTGCTTCGGAGGTATCGCCTCCGGCATCCGTCAATGCCCGCATGACCTTTTCTGCATGCTGCTGGGCGGTGGTGAGGTTCTTTTGGGAGGCAGCGCCGCTCTCAAGGGACGCTTCCAGTTGCTTAGCGGATTTACCACACAGGGCCATAGCAGCCTCAAGCTCATCCATGGCGCTAGAGGATTTGAGGCCCATATCCACAAGCTCCTGCGTGGAGTAGGTAGCCTCAAGCAAGCCCTGGTCATAATGCTCCAGCGCATCCGTCCAGTGATCCGTCTGCTGTGCGGCATCGGAAATGGAAGCGGCAACACCGTCAATACTTGTGACAGCACCGCCAGCGCCGGAGGAAACACCGTTCACTGCGGAATTGATAGCGTTTTCAGCCCGTTCAAAGTTATCAACCATACGGTCACCACTCTGGCCGATGGCATCAAGTTTGCTGCTCATTTCGTCTATCATCCGAAATTTCGCGGTTAAATCTGCCAATGGGTTCACCTCCTCATGTTACTTACTTTTCCCGCAAGGGTGTTCTGCTGCGTATTGCTCGGACGCAATGTAGAATAACTGCCGCTCCCTGGGCATATCGGCAAAGTCCTCCATTCGGAGGCCGTGCCTCTGCCACAGGAGATGCGCCCACCACTCTACGCTACCCTCGCGGGAGATCAGTTTTTTGCATCGTTCAGCGTATCTTCGTCATTGGTTTCCGGTTCGGAGCCAGGACCAAGGCCCAGGGCAGCCATAACGATTTTGGTAACATGGGAGAACTCATCAGCGCGGGAGAATACCAGCGCGGGCATTTCCGTAATATCGTGGCAGTTGTAGTGAGCCATCAGATCGGGATCTTTCAGGTTCGGGTACTGCAGGGCCTCCACGATCATGTGGGCGGCAGCACGATTTGCGTCACGCTCGGTTTTCCACACAACCTCACCGTTCATAACCAGGGGGTTGCCCTTTTTGTCGGTGGCGATGGAACGCTTGCGGTAGGCGTTATTGATCTTCGTGATCGCGGACTGGGACAGTACCTTGATCTCAAATTCAATAACCTTGCCATCATCATCCACAAAGGTTGCGGGGCCGGGTGCGGTGACTACCTCCGGCTCAGCGGAACGCATAAAAAATTTCAGGTCTTTCTTAGCCATAGTTCATAGCTCCTTTATACAAAAAATGAGAAAGCCCGCGCCGGGGATCCGGGCGGGCTTTCATAGTGTGAATTAGTGACGCTTAGACGATATCCTTAGCGTTGAAGCTGATCGCATCGTCCACAACCTCGCCGTTGCTGTCCAGCGCGGTGAGGGGGAGTGCGCCGGTCAGAACGCAGCCTACGGCGGTCACGGTGTAGGCACCGTTATCCGCAAAGTAGTCACTGTTCTGATCGTTCATAATGCCCTGGATGGTCAGCTCAGGGGTCTTGCCGGACTTCTTGTACTCGGCAATCTTATCAGCCAGCCAGGGAGTGGAACGGCGGCGGGTCATGGTGCCGGTGATATCGTAACCCAGCCAGCGGGAGCTGTTGGTACGCTCACCCAGCGTCTTGCCAGACCATACGGTAGGGGTAAACTGGATCGTGCAGGACACGGCATCCAGCACCTCTACGCCGTCAATCAAAACCTTGCCCTCTTTCAGGGAAATGGGGGACTTGTTATACTGCATAGCACTCATTGCGTTTTACCTCCTTAACGGGTAGATACGGTGAAGTACAGCTTTTCAGCAGAATCCACCGCCTGAATACCGACATTGAAGAAAGTCTGATCGCCCTTGGACAGCTCACGATCAACCTTGAAATCGTTATCGTAGTCGATATTCTGAATTGCGCCATCGCCGCCATCGGCGCGGGGGCCGAACTGCTTGTGGATCGTGCGGCCAATGCCCTCCATAGCCTGCCAGCCGTCCTCGTTGTTATCAAAACGATTGGGAGGGAAGTTGAGCTGCAGGGCTTTCAGATACTCATTGTACACACGCATAACGCGGTTCTTCTTGTAGGAAGCATCGCGATCCTTGGTCAGGGTCACAAGGCTGTTGATATCGTACTCGATAACAACATTGCCGGCCTCGGAAACAGAGAAGAACAGCTCACCGGCATTGATTGCAGCAACGGCCTGTTCGTGGGTCTTTACGCCCACAACGCCGGTTGCGCCGTCAACGGTGCGGTAGGTGTTGCTGGTGGTCTTGCTTGCGCCGGCGGTTACACCGGCAACAAAAGCGCAGGCCTGGGTAGCATCCAGCTCAATGTCACCCAGGGCATAGCCGTTGGTGACATTGATAATGCCCTCATAGTCTGCAGCAAAGTTGGGAGCCACAGCCTGGATAGGCTTGCCCACCTTTTCGATGAGGTACTTGATCTTCGTCTTGAGGGAAGCATGCAGATCCTCATCCGCGAACGGGAAGCACAGCACATCAAAGGACTGGCCCTCTGCGCCGTCCAGGAAGTCGGTAATATCGCCGTTGGTGTTGGCGGCATCTTCGCCGCCTGCCAGGGTGATACCAGCAACTGCGGCCAGCGCGCCCTCGCCTGCAGCAAAGGTGATGTACTGGCTGCCTGCCAGGGCCGCAGCGTCAGCCACACCCTCGAACAGCTCCACCTTAGCGCCGTCCAGGGAAACTTCCACATCAAAGCCGCCCGCAGGGTTGGCAATGACAGCATAGGCCAGAGCATTGCCGCGGGTACCCTTGTACTTTGCGGTGGCGCTCAGACCGGCGCTCTTGCCGGTAGCAGCAGTCTTGCCCTCAGCCAGGACATAGACGATCACAGAGCTTGCGCCCTTGAAAGCCTCCCGGATCTGCAGCATGGCCTTGTGGTTGTCATAGATGCTGTGGCCCAGCTCGGCGCGGGCCGCGTCAGGTGCCGCAGCAGTCAGAGTGATAAACTTCTTTGCAGGGCCGTAGTCGGTGCCTGCAAGGGGCAGAATAACCACGCCACGGGTGCTGCCCGCAATGGTATTCTGCTGGGTGCCAACAAAGTTGACATAGGTACCGGGACGAACCGCGCCGGTACCCTTTTCAAAAGTGCCGCTTGCCATAGGTTACTTTACCTCCTTGTTTTTCCACACTTTGATAGTGTTTTTGATTTCCTCAATGGTGTATTCACCATCGGGGAGCTTTGCCGTAGCACCCGCAAAGGTGCTGGTGGACACGCCGAAAATCTTAACGGCATTGTCCCGCAGCCTGCTAAGCTGGTACTTTACGGCGGGGGTTTCTGCGGCGGTGGGAGCCGCATTTGTTTTTGCCATATCTAAATACCTCCTTATGGCTAAAAATCATTCTGAGGCAAGGTGCGGGGCGCTCACCCCGCACCATCAGAGAGATACTTTGCTACTGCCGCTTGCACGGCTGCCTCATCGGGGCTTTTCAGAAAAGCCTCCACTTCGTAGCTCTGCATCTTTTCCACTTGCTCTGCATCGTAGGGCCTCCGGCTCACAAACGATAAGGCAAGCTGATACACCCCAGTATCAAGAGGCTTAATAGAGGGGTTATTCACACGCAGGCCCCTCCCGGCATATTCGCCGTTTTCCTTAATGAGGGGAATGAGGCACCTGCGGCCCATAATGGCAGTCAGCGCGGCTTGGGCAAGCCGATATGCGTCCTCGGAGGTCTTGTGGTGGAATGTGATGTACCACGCGTACTCCATGCGGTAGGTTCTAAATGTTTCCCCGCCGGTGTTGATCTCCGGGGAGGGAAAATAGACAGCCGGCACGATGAAGCTTTCCGGGACGGAATAGTAATACGGGTTTGGATTGCCTGCGCTATCAAGCACAAAGCGGATCACACTTGCAATTTCCTGTTCAAGCATCGTCTGCCTCCTATGTGAAATATCGGTCAAGCCATTCCTGGAGCTTAGCATCCAGGAGGGATGGGAGCATGGCATCCAGGATCCGCAGCGCGGCCTCCCAGTAATGCGCTCCCGGTACCCACTGTTGTTTCAGGAGCATGCCGCCCTCAGCGTTGGGATCGTAGGTGAAACTGTCACCATCCCAAAAGCCAGGAATAAAGCGTTGCTTCTGTCCCTTTTTGACCGTCCAGTGGCCGTCATTGACATATCCTGCATATTTGACGCTGGTACCCACCTCAAGGGTGAGGCCACCATCGCTGATGATCCACACATTGCTTTCACTGTCTTTGTGAAAGCTGTTCAGTAATAGGCGCGTATCCATGACTTTGCGCCTTATGATTTCGTCCTCAAGAATTCTAAGGAACTCTTGGCCTAGCGCCTCTAGGTACTGTTCGCACTCCTTTTTGAACTCACCGCGGGCAGCGTTTTTGCACCTGGAGAAAAAATCGCGGAACTCAGATAGCTCAAATGTAACCGCGGACATTACAGGGCCTTTTGCACATCCGTCCGTTTAATATAAACGAAAATGTGGTGGTCTCGAATGTTCCGCGGGATCTCTGCCGTGTAGGCGTAGCCCGTTTTGCAATCCACGATTTTGTCATTCAGGCGAACATCCGCGCCGGCGGGCAAGGTCAGTTTGGTTCGCGCGTTCAGATCATTTTGCGGCTGCTGCTGGACAATGGTAACACTTTCACCGCGTACCCCGAAATGGCAATCCTGGGCCGCGATATCCGGGACCGCAGGGTATTCAAAGGTCGGGGATCCCGGCAGGCCGTAGCCTGGGGATCCCTCGCCTTTAATGACATGGTAAATGTCGCATTTGTGATCGAAAAAATCCTCAATCATAATCTACGCATCCTCATAGTCACGCCGTTTTTGGGGAGGGTGATCGTGTGAGCGTCCAGCAGGGAGGCAAGATCCAGGCTTTCGATGGAGATCATGGAGCTGTCGGATGCGGTGTAGCTGTAATCGTCAAAGGTTTCAGATTTCACCTTTTTGGACTGTTCCGCGGCGTTATTGGCATACGCCTCAGCCAACAGAATGACAGCAGTTTTCACCTCTGCAGGGATGGCCTCGCTTTCCTCGAACTTGTTATGTGTCAAAGCGATCACATACTGTTCGGCTCTTGCGATATCCACCAGCAGGCGGTTTTCTGCGCGATCCTGCACAACCTTGATCTCGGTGTACTCCTTGACTTCTTGAGGGCTTACCCATGGCCGCTTAGCCATAGGGGATCTCCCGTCTATGGGAATTGAAATGACCGGGAGAAGCCGCCCTCCCG